ACTGTATCACCATCAACTACTTTTACTATTTTGCAATTATACTCGTACATAACTTTCCTAATTGGTGGAGGTGAGGGGAATCGAACCCCTGTCCGAAACAGCTTTCAATCGACTTCATACGATCATATTTTGTATTATCTCATATTTAAAAATAATTAACAACCGTGACTTTCTCGATATTGTTCACGTAAATCTATAAATTCATCAATATAATGATCACGTTTTTCTTCAAATATTACACAACCTTCATGAGCTACAGCCATAATTATTAAAAGATTAGACACTGGAACTTTTGTTCTTTCTTCAAATGCAACAGCATAAGCAGCAGTTTGCATAAAGTAATTTTTTATTTGATCTTTTGTTTTTAGTTTAGATGAGGTTTTAAAATCAATAATACATAATTTACCTTTATACTCACCCACACAATCGACTGTTCCAGCAACTTCTAAATGATCAGAATATAGCTTACTTTCTAAACCATGTATATTATCTATGCAATCCAACTCTGGCTTGATTGAATGCCACATTTCAAGGTCAAAGTCTTTCTTACGGAATTCTTTGTTCGATAAGTAGTCTTCGCATAAGTGATGTACTCTTGTTCCTTGCTTTGAGGCTTTAGCTGTGATTGCAGCTGCTTTTTCTTTACCAATCCTTTCTCGCCATGCTTGTATTGCTTTTTTGGCAAGTTGACCGGTAATCGAAGTGACGGATGGATAGGCTTTACCTGACGGAGTCCTGTATAACCTTGCACCATTATCGTTAAATCGTTTAATTGTGGGAAATTCATGATGTATATGGTTGAACACTAAGCAATTAATCCTAATTTATAAACTGTTCTCCCATCCTCCTTTAAAGCTGTCATTATCTTCTTATCGTTGTCATCTATATTATATGATACATGAACCCACCCAGAGTCACCAACACCAGGTGTGTAAAATTCTAATATTAATTGACGAAATTCACAATTATCTTTAATCCATTCAGCTATTACAGAATTATCAACACCAGCTATTTCTATATCTGCTGCCATTCCTTTGCAATGATCAGAAGTTCCTGATCCACCTATAGCTTTATTAAGTTTGCTGCTTCTAAAACCAGAATTAATACTTACAGGTTTACCAAAGTGATCTCTTATTGGTTGTAGCACATATTCACATAACAATCTTAAATTATCTATTTCACTATTGCTTGGGTCATTATCTATCCCACGACGAAGAGCTGTTTGGCTCTTCGTCATCTCATTAAGAGAAAAGTTTTTAGTTAGTTTCATACATATCCTCGTAACAGTTTCTAGCAACTATATATTGCTTAACAAGTTCTGATCTAACAATATCTTCATTATAAAACTCCACAGATTTTGCATGTGGCATCATATCTGCAATTACCATAAATTTTTTCAAACCCGATTGTTCGTGTTTCTTATATAGATCAGTTTGTCTAAAATCACCACAAAATATAATTTTTGATTTTTGACCAACTCTTGTCATAATACTATTTAATTCCATGTCTGTCATGTTTTGACATTCATCAACTAATATTATTGAGTCATCTAAAGTTATGCCTCTTACAAATGATGTATTCATAAAACTTATATTATGCTGTTCAGTTAATCTTTGATAAGCATCTCTTTTGCCAAAAAGACTATCACATATTTCTATATAAGGCTTTTCATATACTGCTGTTTTTTCGTGCTCGTCACCAGGCAGATATCCTATATCTCTTGACGGCACAGCAGATCTTACTATTACTACTTTTTGTTTTGGTTTTCCTTTTGATAATATTTCTTCAATTGCTTTGTATAATGCAATATACGTTTTACCAGTACCAGCGACTCCGTGTAAGATAATAAATTTTGATTCGTTGTAAAGTTGAAAGAATTTTTGTTGGTTTCCAGTTAAAGGTTCTATTTGAAATAAATCATCTATCTTTATTTTTAACTTATTGTTAACTGCTACAGATAGATTTGTTGGTTGGGTTTGTACAAAATTTCTTTTGGCCATGCATGCCCCTTAAAGTTAAGTTTAACATATCACGTGTCCATAATCAATTTCTCGAAAGTTTATCACCTAAATTATTTCTACTACCTCCAGTCTTTTCTTTTATTTTTGATAGTACTTCTCTAAATCCATCATCAGGACCTTTCATGCCCATACGAACAAGATCACCTAAACCAGGAAAGGTTAAGTGTATTTGTTCGAGATGTGGATTGTTTTGTGTAAATTCTGTGTGTTTATGAACGGAGAATTTATGTTCTTCAACATCACCAGTGTCTTTATTTTTAAATGTATATGTGGCCATTATTTTTATTTAGGGAAAAATGTGGTTATGATTATAAACTTGAAAAGATATTTTATTCTTGCACTCTTCAAGTAATTTATTTTTAGCGCTAGTTAGTGTACTCAATGAATTAAACACACCTGCAAATTGAGCGTTTTTTTCGCGACCTTTACTATCCATGACTTTATATTCAAGCACGTAAAATTCTTTCATACTATGCTCCATAATATCCTTTTCCATTAGTTTCATACATTGAATCTACTCTATATGTTTGATCCGAAGGTCTATCTAATGGAAATGGCCACGTTGATGCTATAGATTCAGACTTATCTGCTATTTTATCAGCATCAGATGAAGTAAAAGTATATTCAGTTTGTCCTTGTCCTTCTGTAAATTCAAAATTCATAAAATCTTCTACTTCTGGGTTTCTGGATTTGTCTGATTGTTCAACTTCAGAATCTAAATCATCATATAAAGCATCATCTTCATTTACTAATGTTAGATAGCCTGATTCAGTATATCCAATACTTCTAATAAAGCAATTTAATTCTTGGACTAAATCATCTTCATCATTAGCAGAAAATTCATATGTTAATTTAGATTTAGAAGTTTTTTCTTCTTGAATAATAGTATATTTGTATTGCATTAATTTCTCCTCATGTTAGCATGATCAATAGCATCAGCATTGTTAAAAATGGGAACGGGATTAGACTTATGAAGAGTACTAACGCCAACAACACTCGAACCGGTATAGACATTTTTCTCTTTTTTAAGCGCTGGGGAAAAGTCTCTTGAATTGAGACTTGGAATCTTTTTAGTTTCTCTAGGAAATACTCCAGATACTTCAAGTGTAGCTTTCTTTGAATTTATATCACCTTGTAAATGTGCAGGTAATATTTTACGTTTTGAATAAGGATTTATACCAAGTTTTCTGCTTTGTTTTGACTTTCCATAATTTAAAAATTTCATCAAACATTCTCCTTAACTTTTTTTTTACGACTTCGTTTTTTCTTCACAGAGTCTTCAACTTTTGGAGGCAACATATCAGGAAAAGCTAGCCTTACTAAATCTTCCTTTATATTAGGATACATTATATCAAGTTTTCTATCCTTTGCTGCAATTAAGACTTCAGCTTCAGTATAATGCAAACCTTCTAGCATATCAATAAAGAGTGACTCTCTTTTCATCTGTGGAAGTTTCAGACCAGGATCAAAGAAGATATATAGACGTCTATATTCTCTCTCTAAGGTTGTTTTTTCATAACCCATGGGTTGATCTGAAACCTTCTTATAAGGAGGTGTCCCTTCAGGCAATAACCATGTAATGTTTGGATGAAAGTGCATTCTTAAAACGCGCGAAACAATGGGACTAGGTTCATTCTTGAGTAGATTAAATCTATCTTGATCATTTTTTTGATCATTAACTATTGTTAAAAATTCAGAGAGTAATAAACCTCTTTTCATTGGAACTCCTCAATAACTTCAAGCATGTTATTTAAATTATGTTGTTGAAAATAATTCTTAATTTTTTCTTTAGCATCATTAGTTTGCAATTTTTTATTTAAGAATGTCGATTGTATTGTATCTTTAATATCATCTGGTATTTTTGAAAGATCAATTAATGTTTGATTTCTTTCAAAGTTATTAACAAAACCAGTATCTTGTGGCATAGAGGTATGATCTAGTTTCCACTCATTTAATTTTTTAGTTTGTATGGCTTTCTGTCTTCTGCCTTCAACTATAGTATCATCATCACTTAAAACATTTGGTACACCATCACCTTTATCACCTTTAATGATATGTTCAAATAGTTTATCTTTTGGATCAACCTTACAAGTTACAAAATCATTTCTTGTAGGAGACCACTGATATACATTATTAAACTTATGCAACTGCATAAAATCATGATCAGCTGATACTATTATTACTTTTTCATTTTCACTTTTTATCCATTGAATATAACAAGCTATAACATCATCTGCTTCAGCTCCTTCTATTTCAACTAATTGATAAGGTAAGTGTTCTTTTATTTCTGATTTGAGTAAGTTGATTGTATCAAATATTAAATTCCAATCTAACCCAGATTCTTGTCTTGCTTTTTTTCTATTAGCTTTATAGTTTGGAAATATATCTTTTCTCCAATACTTTCTACTATCACAAGCTATAACTATATCTGGTCCATATTCTTCTTTAAATTTTGTTACATAACTTCGTATTGTATTTAAAACCATGTGACGAATCAAATTAACTTCAAGTTTTTTTTCTTTAGCTATATTCAATTCAGCCATTATGTTTGAAATAACTGTTTGTGAATAATCTATAATAATCATTTTTAATCCATATTATTTTTTCTAATTATATATCAATGTGTGAGCAAAGTCCATGTTACTTTTTCTTTTTCTTAAATACTTTATCTAGTACTTCCTTTGGTATTTCTGATATTGATGCTTTATCAACTACTTCTTTAGTATTATCATACTCATCTAAATTAATTGTAAGTGTTTTGTTTCTTTTAGTATTTTTAGAACCTAAGGGTCGACCTCTGCCTTTTCCTTTACTATACACTTTAACTTCTCTGTTAGCAGCTATTAATAAAATTATAGCCAAAGGATCAAATACAAGCACTATAATCACTATCACAGCTCGTACAGCCTTCTCTATGAGCTTCTTATCAGCTTCCCCATATATGAAGTCAGCAATATATTTAATCGGTCCTACTTCAGCCTCAAAGACTATTTGCTGTTTATTGAGAACAAACTTTTGTTGTTGTAAATCCGTAACAATAACTTGAGCATCATCTATAATTATATTAAGTTCTTGTCTTTCAGGTTTTTGTTTTTCTCTTGTTGATATTGCACCTGAAGGACCACGAACTCTGTCATAATCCATAAGTGTTTGTACAGATTGATCTAATTGCGATATAACTATTTCAGCATCAGTTATTCGCTTTTGTTCTCTTTGTATTTTTTTGTCTATAAGTTGTATCTGAAGTGTATTATCACCTGATACTGTTGTTTGTTCGATATGAGCTTTTGATAAAAAACCAAATATACCCATAGATGTAATAAATGAAAGTATAACTACTGCTGCACTAAAATAATATTTTAAAAATCTAGGAGCAGTCACCCAGTTTCTATACAACCACGAAGCAGCAACTAGCTTACATATCTCTAAGCTAACACCCATTATAATTATAGGAATCTCTGCTGCTGGAAAGATTGAAACTAATCCAACAATGGAGTAAAATGCGGCTACAGCAGATAAAAACAATGCTGAACCAAATAGTAAAAATATAAAGGTCATAGTTTTAGATGGCTTCTGTTGACTCGTACGTTAATTATACCATTATACCATTCTTTAGAGTCTTCTAAAACTGTGCGCGAAAACTGCTCTTTTGCTTCAAGATAATTAGCTGTGCCTTTTGATTTGCACAGATGTATTATTTCTCTTGTGAAATTGTCTTCACCTAATTCTTTAATGTCTTTTTTAAGCTCTTCTGATGAGCTCCAGTATTTCTTCCAATCTGATTCAACTATTACTTTTTTCTTCTTCTTATTGACGGTTTTCCGTTTAAGAGACCAAAAAAGTTTCTTGCCAATGTATTTTCTGCCACTGGTAGTGTTAGTAATAATATAAACAAACCCGTAGTAATCGCCCGGTTCATTAAATTCTTTTCCTTTATATGTCCACATTGGAAAATAGATCCATGTTTCCGCTTTCCTCTATATCCTCAACCTTATCAATTTGTGCACCACAAAATGGACAAAAGTATACTCGATAAAAGTCTTCGTCCAAATCATAGTGCACTTTAAAATCTGCTTCACATTCATCACAAATACATCTTTTCATTAAGCTGCTTTACCCCAAACCTTATCCCAACCACCTGATAAAGAACCTTTTGCATAATCCGTTGCTCTATTTTCAAAAAAGTTGGTATGTGTTGGTGCATTAATCATTTCTTCTACCCACGGTAAAGGATTCTTTTTTCTTTTATATATGCCTTTCATACCCATACTAATTAATCTTCTGTCAGCAATATATCTAATATATTCTTTTACTTCATTAGCTGTTAGACCTTCTATTGCACCTGTAGCAAAAGATAGATCAATAAACTTATCTTCTAATTCAACCATCTTTTCAGCAATTGAATATATTTTACCTTTTAAACTATCGTTCCATATTTCATTATTTTCTTCAACATATGATCTAAATAATTTAATCATACCTTCTGTATGTTGTGTTTCATCAACAATAGACCAAGTTACTATTTGACCCATGCCTTTCATCTTTCCGTGTCTTGGAAAGTTTAACAACATTATAAATGATGAAAAGAGTTGCATACCTTCTGTAAATGCACTGAATGCTGCAATATGAGCAGCTGTTGATTCAGTGGTTCCATTCTTCGAAGATAGATCCACAATATAATCATGCTTTGCTCTCATTTCTTCATATTCTGCAAATTCAGAATAAGTTGACTCTGGCATACCTAATGTTTCTATCAAATGTGAATATGCAGCTATGTGTAATGCTTCTCTTGCTGCAAACCCTAATAACATCATTCTAACTTCTGGTTGTGGAAAATGTGGAATATAATTTTGTACATATCCTCCAGCTACATCAATATCTCCCTGAGTAAAGAATCTAAAGATATTTGTTAAGAAATTTCTTTCTGAATCTGATAATTTTTTCTTCCAATCTTTTACATCCTCTAACATTGGTACTTCTGTATGAAGCCAATGTGATTGCTCATGCTTCAACCATTTATCATAAGCCCATGGGTAGTTAAATGGTTTGAAATATTGTCTCTCGTCTTTTAGCATTATAATTCCTCTTGGTTTACTTTTATTTTTTTATCTTTATTTTTAAAATCTTCAATAGCAGCTTTTATAGCATCTTCTGCTAAAATTGAACAATGAATCTTAACTGGTGGTAAAGAAAGCTCTTTAGCGATAGCTGTATTTTGTATCTTACCAGCTTCATCTATATTCATTCCCTTAACCAACTCAGTAACTAAACTACTACTTGCTATTGCACTTCCACAACCATAAGTTTTAAATTTAGCATCAGTTATAATACCACCGTCTACTTTAATTTGCAACTTCATTACATCACCGCAAGCTGGTGCTCCAACCATCCCAGTTCCAACAGTATCGTCATTTTTATCTAAAGATCCAACATTTCTTGGATTCTCGTAGTGATCTAAGACTTTGTCTGAATATGCCATTTTTCTTTTAAATATCCTATTCTATTTTCTGCTTGTTGTTCTGTGTTATAAGGACCACCTAATACTGACACGTATCCCATAACATAATAACATGATTTAAATTTAACCACTTCCAGACAATAAGATGTCGTAAACAATTTTGTAAGTTTCCTCCCAAGATTTTACGGGATAATTTTTAGTTGCCTTCAATGACAATGAATAATCATTACCATCTTTATCCATTCTATCGCCAAAAAAATGTATAGTATCATTAGGGTTAAAATCTTTTATTATTTGAGATTTATCTTTACCTTTAGGATGAATGTCTATACCTGTTTCACCACCTGCACTTGATACAACATTACAAAAAACATAATTAAATTTTCTAACTATTTCGTCTCTCTCACCTGTTTCTTTATCATACTTTACATAATCTTTTCTTTGTTCCATATTGGCATTTCTACCAACAATACTGAAATTAACTAGTCCAGGTCTTTCTTCAAAATGATTACCTGTTCTAACTGGATATTTACTATCTAATAAAACATCATCTAACCACCTGTTTACTTCAAAAGGTATTTTCCAATCACTTTTTTCAATATTTTTTCCATTTTGCCAAATATCACTACCTGAACAATTGTATACCTTTTCAACTTTTTCAACTATTTCTGTTCCAAGTTGTTCGACAGTTTTAACATAATCACTACCTGTAACCAAATACACTTTAAAATCCTTAATGAATTCTAAAAAAACTTTTTCCATTGAAGGTATTATTTTTTGTCTACTTGGTGTTAATGTTCCATCCACATCAAATACATATCTATTCATTATCTTTTACTCTGGCACGGAGATCAGATGTTGAAAATCTATGATCTCTTTGATTAAAATAAAGTTGGATACCTCTTTTTCTGCAAAGATCTTTTCCAGTAAAATCTTTATTTCTATACTCAACACCCATTATTCGGATATCGAGTTTATACATTGCTAATATATCTTCAAGATCTTTTTCTGTTGAATAGGTAATCAATTCATCAACATACTTAACAGACTGTAGTTGTATATATCTTTCTACGATAGTTTGAATTGGTTTATTTTTTTCATTTCTATCTATCGTTGGATCTATTTGTAAACCTACTATCAAATAGTCACACACTGACTTTGCTTCTCTTAACATTTGTACATGGCCAGCATGCAATAAATCAAAGGTACTACATGTAAATCCTACTTTCATAATTATCCTTCACAGGCGGCACATTCATCACCATTTTCAATTTCATTTTTAAAATGTTTCATCATTTGTGTAAATCCCCCAATATATTCACCTTCAATATAAATTTGTGGCACAGTAGTTACAGGTCTTCCAGTTACTTCTGCTGCTGTTTTACCTATTTCGTTTATATTAATAAAATCAAACGGTATACCACGAAGATTTAATTCATTTTTTGTTTTTACACAATAAATGCAGGTTTCAGTTCCATATACTTGAGCTTTAGTTCTTTTCTCTCCAGCTGCCAATGCACTCATATCAAGCTCTTTTAGAACTTCTCTTTCTATCTTTTTTGCTACCTTATCTGCTTTGCCAATTTTCTCAGATCTACAATAGTATAAAGTTTTTAATCCAAGTTTCCATGCCATAAAGTGAACAGCATGCAAATACTTTACGTCGCAGTCCGGCCGAAAGAATAAATTAATGGATTGAGCCTGGTCAATGTAATTTTGTCTGTCAGATGCGTGCTCCACAACCCATCTTTGGTCAATCTCCATACTCGTCTTGAAGAGGTCCTTTTCCCTGTCATTGAGTATATTAAGGTGTTGTACGGATCCATCGGAAGCGATAATGTTGCTCCATACCTTGTTATACTCATTTTCATTAGTCTTTTCCTTTATCAGTTTATCCAAATATTTGTTTTTATTCAAAAATGAACCAGATAAAGTATCTTGTCTATAAGCATTTGCTCTGTATGGTTCTACGCTAGGAGAAGTGTTACCCATAATAATACTAGAACTAGCATTGGGAGCAACAGCCATAAGGTGAGAAAACCTAAGACCAGTGCCAGCAGCATCAGGAGCTTCTCCTCTAATTGACCCGAGTTCCAAATTTGCTTCATCTAGTCCTCGTCTAATATGTCTAAAGATTTCCACGTTTCTTGACTTTGCAAGTGCGGATTCGAAAGGTAAACCAGCCCTCTGTAAATGGGCATGAAAGCCAAGAGCCCCAACACCAATAGAGCGCTCATTAATAGCAGAGAATTTTGCCCTTGAAACAGCAGCAGGAGCTTTATCAATAAAATACTGCAGTACGTTGTCAAGCATCTCAGCAACGTCCCGCAAAAAAAGATTTTCATTTTTCCAATCATCATAATATTCTAAGTTGAGCGAAGAGAGGCAGCATACGGCGGTTCTATCCTTATCAGTTGGTAATACAATTTCTGAACAAAGGTTTGATTGCTTAATACTTAGTCCTAATTTCTTTTGGAATTCAGGCATTAGTCTATTGCTTGTGTCAATAAAATGAATATAGGGTTCGCCTGTCATCATCCTAAGCTCTAACAACCTTTGCCATAGTTCTTTAGCAGAGACCACCTCCTTCACACTTCCGTCGTGTGGGTCTTTCAACTGCCAACTATCATCAAAGTCTTTGTCCATCATTGATTTTTCAATAATTTTCATAAACTCATCATTAACATTAACTCCATGATGTAAATTAAGTGTACGCATATTTGGATCACCAGTTGGTCTTCTCATTTCAAGAAACTGTATTATATCTGGGTGCGATATATCCAAATAGGCTGCATATGAACCTCTTCTAGTCCTTCCTTGTCGATATGCTAAGGAAGATGCGTCATAAGTTTTCAAATGTGGCATAACGCCTACAGACTTGTCATCTGATGATCTTATACCAATTCCAATTCCAACTCCTCCTCCAAGCATTGATAACCAGTTTACCTCCGAAAGAGTGCTGACCAAACCTTCAGATGAATCTGGTAGATAAGGTAGAAAACAAGAAATAGGTAAACCCCGAGCAGACCTACCGTAAGATAAAATGGGAGTAGAATAACTAAGCCAATGCTTGCTAGAATAATCGTAAAGACGCTGGGCATGCTCTTCGTTAGAACCAAAAGCCTTGCTGACATAAGCGAACCTTTCTTGAGGTGATTTTTCTTCGTCTTTCATATAAGACTCTCTGAGTCTTTTCAAACCAAGTTCATCAAACAACTCATCTCTTGATAAATCTATATTCATAATATTTACTCGTAATATTTTTTGTACTTAAAGAGTATAATTCTTTGTTGCTCAATTATATTTCTAAGTTTTGTTAAATTAACTGACAATGATTGATAACCTTCGTCTGTCAATGCAAATAAGACAATGTCTTTTTTATCATCTTTTAGAACTTCCCATACTTCTTCAGCATTACTCGGATGAATAATTATCCAACTGGGATCTAATAGTTCTATAGGCAGAGGAGTCTTTAAGTTAAGTTTCTCTCTTTTAACCTCCACAGTTTCTACTTTTACTTCCTTAACTTTGTCTTTGTTAAATAAACTGAATGATGCACAACTACTGAGTAGCAATGATCCTATTGACAAGAGAAGGACATTCCGAATTTGGTTTTTCATTTAATTCTTTTTCCGTTAAAGGTGCACCAGAAGCTAACTCTATACATCTTATAGCTTTTTTGGAAGCATTATTAATAATTCTTTCAACAGATTTAGTTTTACGTATAGCTGACTTACCAATGTCTCTAACTGTGCCATCAGCTTTTGTTTTATTAAATCTTTGTTGTAATGAATTTAAATCTTTGTTTTGACCTTGTAC